TGGGCCGCCCTCTGGTTGCGGCGCTTTGAGATGTGAGCCAGTTGCTGCATTGTACTTAGCTCTCCCCTTGGCAGTCAGTCCAGCACCTTGGGATACTGGTAACTTTTCACCGCGCCCTACTGCTAACGAGACACTGCCGCCAGTTTTCATCTTAGGCAGTTTTTTAAAGTCGTCCATTATTTTGTATTCGCAGTCTTTGCTGATTCTTTAAATGCTTTGGCTGTGGGCGCGCCTTTAGTACCTGGCTTTCTCATTTTCTCGCCTGAGCCAGCCTTGATGCGCTCTTGTTTAGCATGGACGTTTGCGTACAATCCTGGTTTAGTTGCCATAATTATCTCCTAATTAATTGGTGGAGGATGGGAGAATCGAACTCCCACCTCATGCTTGCAAAGCATATGTGCTCCCATTATCACTAATCCCCCTTGGTGCCCCGTGAAAGATTCTAACTTCCGACCTTCACTTTACAAAAGTGCTGCACTAACGCTGTGCTAACGGGGCTGTTACTACATTGTTAGTCGCTTGGTTGCCTTTTTAATCTCAGCAACATTTGCGTCACTAACAAACTGATTGATCTCAACTGCCTTGTCGATCACTTCTGTCAATGTTGGGAACTTTGGCATAAGGTCAAGTGCTTCTTTACTGGCCTTGTCCAACAAATCCCAAGTAGCCAAATTGGCCTTATACTGGTTCTCTAAAAACTCTTTAGCCTGATAAAATGTGGCAAAGCGCAGTTCGTATGCGTTCATGGTAAATCTCCTGTGTGTGAGTGAGTGAAATTGCCGGCTTTCTATGAAGGCGAGCCGGCAGCCTTGTGCTTTCTTTACAGCGCAGGGATAAAAGGCGTCATCCCGACGAGCTGAGATTATCCCCTATATCTACTAATACGCTTTTTGGGGAAAAACCGCCCTAATCTGGAATGATAATTGTCTTTTTGGGTTTAGACGGGGGTGTTTTACTCATTGCGCTGTGCAGATGCGGCATAACATCATTGAGCATCATTTTGGCCATTGCAGCAGCCTTTTCTTGATGCTCAATTTCCTGCTGTGCTGTGGTCATTTTGGCCTTACGCTCAACCTCAGCTATGATGTTATTGCTTACACCTGCTCGCTTAAGAAGCTGTTTCAGATTCATTTTGTTTCGCTACCAATGTTTCAATTTGCGGACCAGCTTGGGTTTGCAAATCTTGGATATAGCCAGCGGATGCGACAAAGGGTGCGTTTCCTAAAATCTGTAGCAAACCATTAGTTGCTTTTACAGAAAAACGGAATGTCAAAATCTCGTTGTCTAAACCACTGTCAATTACTTTTTCTTCGCTCATTTTTTACTACCTTTCTTTTTAATTGGAAAATCGGGGAATAATGCTTCTCTTGTTGTTAACTTTTCTGGATCAGTGCAGTACTGATTTAGTTCAAACACTCTGCAGTGTATGTCTTGCGCATTCCAAATACGCATGTCATTTAGTAATTTAATACCCAACAATCCATTAGACACTTCATCTTCTGTCATTGGTGTTGGCGCGTCGCCATGGTATCGAAAGAACAACTCTAAATCATCGCTGGTTTGCCAGCACTGCATGATGGCTTGTTCTAAATCGCCTGCTGTATATTTTTTCATTTTTTCTTCCTAGCAAGTTTGACAGACTTTTCAAATTCACCATTGCAAAAATACCAGCGAGCCAAAATTTCAATACCCTTAACTACTTCAGCATAAGCTGCTGCGTCATCTTCGTGCAAATGATTGGGGTTTTTCTTGTAAGCTTTTAGGTCAGCTGTTAAATGGACATAGTCTTTAACCAATGCACTTTGAATAATGGTGTCAACCATATCATCATCAATTTCTAAAATCATTTTCCACACTCCTCATTTATGCGTTGTTTCATTGTTGGTGTACGCTTCTCAATCTCTCTGCGAATGTACCACTCTGCTTTACGCAAATCTTCAATTGCATCGTTCTTTAAATCTGCTCGCCAAATATACTTGATAGCGTTACCAAGGTTAAAGCTCATATGCTCGGTAATTTGGATACAATCAATTCCCGACGGATGACTCGTATAGTGACTAGGCTTGTTGACGGGGTCTTGCATTTCTCATCTCCTTTAATTCTTTTTCCATGATCTGTAACTCTTCAAAGCTGTCACAAACCCAGATTCCCAATATATCTTTATACTGGCTAGTGTCAAGATCTTCCACACCAGTAATCGTTTCCATAACATAATTGCCTTTGTAGTTATGCTCTACAATAAAATTAGACATGGTTAGCAAACTCCTTATGATATTTTTCTCTTGATTCAACGGCAACAAGTTCAGCCAGTTCTAAATCTTTAAAGTAGCCAATATGTGTATTTTTACCATTTATGCGCATATTTACACGCCAACTTTTTTGTCTTGGAGCCCAATAAACATTTTTAATTTTGGATTTTCCTCTGGCTTTTTGGTTACTAATATTTTGTCCCCTTGTTGCCGCACGTAAATTATTAATGTCATTGTTGCTTGGGTTTCCGTCTCTGTGGTCTACCATTTCAGGAATATACCCATGGTGCATTTCAAATATTATTTGATGGACACCGTATGTTTTTTTGTTAATGGAAACTTTTCGGTATCCTTTGTTATCAAACCAACCAGCTTCTTCACCAATTTTTACATTTCCTGCAACTTTTGTTTTCCTAAATAGTTTTCCATCTTTATAATCAAACAAGTCTTTAAAGTGGCTCATAGGCCAAGCTCCTCTTTAATAAAATCTACACCTTTTGAAAAGTGATACCGCCAGTACTTTTCAGTTACCATAATATCTTCGTGCGTCAAACCTTCCAAAAATGCTTGAAATATAAAGCGTTGTTTCTTGGGCATCTGCTCATCTATCAATCTTCTAATGTCTGCAATGTCCTCTGGATTCCATGGAAAGTATGCCTCCATCATATCCACAGAAGTGCCGTCGTTGTCGTCTTGCTCTAGTGGATCTAGCTCTTCATCTGATAATCTGGGTGTTGCAGCTTTTATTATATTTTTTGCTTTCATGGTCACACTAATACGCAATTTAGGGCATCTAATAACGCTTGCTGTAAATTTATTTTGCCCTCTAATACTTTGACAACTTGCTCGTCAATACTTTTTGACACTACCAAATGGTGTAAGATAACCGGCACCGTTTGCCCTTGGCGGTAAACCCGAGCATTGGCTTGGATGTAGTTTTCTGAGCTCCACGGTAAGTCATACCACACGGTTTGTGCTGTCTCTCCAACGTTGCACTGGAGATTAAGCCCGATGCCCCCTGATTGTGGGTGTGCGAGTAGCATACGAATCTTGCCACGACGCCACGCCTCAATGTTGTCATCGTCCAGGACCATGGCGTACGGGAAAGTTTGCCTAATCCTTTGCAAACTGTGCTTGAAGTGATAGAAGACAAGCGCTGGGGAGGAGGTCTCTTCCATGACCGACTCAAGATATTCCAACTTAGAACGGTGTATTTCTTGAGTCTCTCCGTCTTCATTGTAGATCGCTCCCGATGTGAACTGGAGCAGTTTGTTCGCCAGTGTTGCTGCGGTTGGAGCTGTGATCCGTTCTTTTTGGATGTCCACAACCATCTCTTTTCTAAGTTGCTCATATTGTTTCCTTACGTTTTTATCTATTTCAACTTGGTGATAAAGCGTTGTAAGAGCCGGTAGCTGTAGGTAATCCTCAGCTTTAAGACTAAAACAAATATCTGCAATTTTATTTTTAATACTCTGATCTGCATTTTCCTTTAACTTCCAGCTATATACCACACGTGTATGCCTGTTCATTTGGTCTGGCATCATGTACTTGTCCCTAAAGCGGGTCAAGCTAGTCTCCAAACGCTCTCCTAAGTCCAATATGCCCACCTGAGACCAGAGATCACCCATACCTTGAGGGGTAGGTGTGCCAGTGAGAATTAAACGCCTAGAAAAGCCCTTTAAATGCTTCTTAAGTGCCTTAAAACGCTTAGTTGATGGGTCTTTAAACCGACTACTCTCATCTATTACTAAGTTAGTGAACACTAACTTAGGCTGGGCGTCGGTGAGCCAAACTACATTCTCAAGGTTTATCAGATAGATATCTGCGTCCGAATTCAAGGCGGACAATCTCTGCGTCGGATTGCCCATGATCTTCGATACGCGTAAGTGGGTTAGGTGGCTCCACTTCTGCGTTTCTTGTTGCCATACTGTTTCCGCTACCCTCTTTGGCGCTACGATAAGCGTTTTCCCCTTGAACTGCTCGGCAATAATCGTCAACGTCGTGGTCGTCTTTCCAAGTCCAGGTGGCAGGAATAATCCCATGTTTTGGCATGATTTTGCTTTCTCAATAAGGTCGGTTTGATATTGGTGAAGGTTACTTCTTGCTAACATGGGTGCTGTTCCAAATCCAATCTGCTATAGCGTAATGTTCTTGCATGGTACCTTCGCTTTTAATGCGGTTTGCCCTGTGTGAAATAAAGGCCACGTTGCCTTCAACGTATCCTAGTTCAGGGACAATTCGATCTAACTGTGGCCCATCTGGTTTGGATTTGCCGACACCAAGGCCAGAGTGCCCCCACTCAAAATGCGTTTCAAATATTGGGCATTCATCTGCAGCAATGGCTCGTAAATATTCCCTCGTTATTGTGAATGGAATATTTTTTACTCTAGCTCTTCTTTTTGCCCACTCAAATGCTCTACCAATATGCTTATCTTTAACACTCAGCTTTTGTCGTGCCATTTACAAAATCCTCAACGTCTTCTTTGCTGCGTAGAACGTGAACAGGAAAGCCCTGCTCACCCAGATCATCAAAAACCAGTTCTTGTCTCTTGCTCAGTTTCCCGGTTTGCGTCTTTAGTTCTACGAGATACACGTTTTGGTTTAGGAACACTATCCGATCCGGCACTCCCGTCACTGTTGATATCCACTTGAAGCTGCGTCCCCCCGCTTTTACTACTGAGGTTAATAAGTGCTTCTCTATTTCTTTTTCTAAGACGCTCACGTCTGTCTTCCTCCGTTGCGTAGGCTGAAAATACTTGCTTAAATACATGCTCTCCAAGATAGGAGCGAGCCTCGTCACCAATCTTAGCGTCGTCTTCACCAATGTACTCAAAAATATGAGTGACTGTGTGCGAGACCTCATGATAGATAGTACCCATCCGTTCTAACGCGTCGGTTTTTGCCATCTCATCATAGTTAAACGCAATCGCTAGCATACTGTTGTGGGTGCCTTCTTGCTGAATAAAATGTGACTCAGCAATGCCTAAATCTAAAGCATTATGGCGAGTTGTTATTTTGCTGTCTTTAAGTGCTTGCTGAAACGACATATCAGAAAAGCAAATAAACACTTTGGCTCCAAAAAAGCCGGTGTCGGCAATGTAATATGGGCGCTTTTTCATTATTTTTTGAGTGCCTTACGTAGTTCATGGCTGTGTAGTTTTTTGCCTGGGTTCTTTACCTCACCGGCTGCCTTTGCTACCTTGGCTGCTTTGGTGCGAGTAGCTACGGTTTTGTCTGACAGCACAAACTCACGCTTAGCTCCCTTAGCTGCTTTACCTTCGCGCTTGATAATGTCATCGTGGTTTTCTTTGATTGATTTTGCTGGCACTACCTTACCAGACTTTTCTTTAATTGCAGGCTTGATTACTTTTAATTTGTCCATGATCTTTCCTATTAAGATTTTTGCTCTAATGTAAATGTTGCCTCTTTTAGCTTGCTCTTGGGCAATGTGCTCTTTAAGTAACGCAATCACACCAATCTCCACTAACTTACTGGTAGTGTACTCATTTAGGTCAAGCTTGTAGTTTGCTGAACCATCGTCGTTGTTACTCTCAAATGTCATAGTAAACTGGATGTCGTCAGTCATTTCTTTTCCTTTTGCTCTACGTGCCATTTGCACAGGTCTTTGTAGTACTTAATTTCAGTCTCGTACTCTTGGTACTTGCGATTATAGATGTCAGTTTGCTCTTTGATGTCTTTATTTTTTGGACGCATCACAAGGCCAACCAAAAAGCCGATGAAGAATGATAGGGCGATCTCAGTCATTGTGATTTTTCACCATTTCTTTTATAGTATCCCAATCTGTTTTTTGTTCTAAATTGTTTTTGTGGTCACCAAACCAAAAGCCATTAAGAATTCTATTGGTCTCTTTCATACTTTCCCACTCACGCACTCGGTACTTGTACAGCTTAGTCCAAGGTATGTGGTTTGCTTGTAGTTTAATCCACCATACATATATTTTGGTTTTCATACATTCCTATGGTATGCGTCGTTAGGGTTGGCCAGCATGCTGGCAATCAGCTCATCAACTGTGGCAAACCACTGGATGACTTTGAGTCCGTTGTGTTGGTAGATGGTGAAGCTCATTAGTCCTCCATCTGGTGATACGTATCACCAATTCCATGGGCTCGTTCAATGGCGCGGGCGAACTCGATTGCTAGTTTGTACTCGGTGTAATGAAACTTATCTGCTGCCATTTTAAGTAACTCTTGGTCGCTCAGCGGGGTGCGCTCTGCATCTTGCCGGTCTTGTGTGGTAAATGTAGTCATTTCATTATCTCCTGTGTCGATGCGGCTAGTTCCCACATTGCTCGCTCTTGCTTCATGCCAAGTTGACGTCCTACCTCATGGCCTTGTTCAAACCCACCAGCGTGTGCAATACCTTCGTGATGACTTTGGTTCTCAATCATGCGCTCAATGCGCTGGTTTAATGCCTCTATTTCAGCTTGTTGCTGGCGTAGCATGGTGGCTGCTTGGTCAACGCATACTAAATCTGTTGAACCATCTCTAATACATTTTTCCAGCTCATCAGCTAGTTCATTTGCGTTCATTCTAGTCTCCCGTCATAAGTGCGAAGTGACTCCTTAAGCGCCGCCTTGCTGTCTTGGCTTAGTGATTCTATCACGTCAAGGTAGCGCCTCTCCCACTGCTCCATGTTGCTGATACGCTCCTCCAAGTCTACCACTCTTTGCTCAAGACGCGCCCTATCCTTTGACAACGAGTCTAACATGCTCGCCGTCTTGGCGTAGACGTTTGCCACGCCGTCACTTTGCTTGTTCAGGTATGCGACGATCTGCTCGATGTCTTGGTAGTCGTGGCTCATTCTTCACCTAGCGCAATCTTTACTGCGTCGTACCGGTTCTTTAAGTCCTCGGTGCTATGTGACATAAACAACACGCGCTTGATGTTTTTTAGATTGTCAACGCTTGAGAACTTAAATATCTCTAAGTACTGCTTGACAGTGAGCATTACTGTTTGCCTCCAGTGTTAAGGCGTGTCAGAAAGTCCAGCGCCTTGTCAAAGTGCTCCTGTAGGCTCTCGATCTCCTTGGCCTGATTGCGTAACATTTTGGTGGCAAGGGCCAATGTACCTTCTGGGAATATCCCAGTATCAATAAGGTCTGCTAGTTCATGTGCGTTCATTTCTCGCTTGCCTTTCTTAGTATTGCTCTAGCAAAACTGTACGGAACATTTAGCTCTTGACAAGTTACCTCAGTCCACACTTGCTCTATTTCCTCATCTGTTAGTGTCTTTGCTGGATGGGATTCCAAAGCAATAATCCTAGATTCTAATACGCTTAAATATTGCTCTAGCTTTTTTGGGTAAATACCACCAATCATGGTGATATTGCTTTCTTTATCCATCCACGCTACTGGTTCATTGTTCATTCTGCTTTTCCTCCTGTGCATGAGCCGTCCTTGAACCAAATCTCTTGTGCGAGTTTTTGGTAGTCTTCAAGCTCAGTTGTTTTGGTTGTGTTGCTCTTCTTAAACACTTGTTCCCAGTTGTTGCGATAATCATCGGTCACTGGCTTTTGGTTCTCGTTAGTCATTCTCTGTCCTCATCTAATAGCTGTTGCAGCCGTTGTTCTCTCTTGTAATTTGCACTAAGCATATCCTCTGCGGCAGTAATCAACCACGTTGGCATCTTGCACACCCACTCATTATCTTCTTTAATAAACCTAAATGTAAACCCATTTATTGCTAAGTCTTTGTACTCCATACTATCTCCTTAACTGCGGTACTGTCGGCCTAATTCCGTAAATGCGTCTCATTCTCAATTGGGTAAGACTACCAAATACCTTATTGCGATGACCTTGATGCGCTCTTCTGATCTTTTGCATTTTAAAACGAAAAGTTATTATACACTTTTCGTTTTGTATAATAACTTTGCGCTTACCTACTGTCTTAAAAACAACAGTAAAGTGGTTGCGCTTGATGCGTTTACGAAAGTTAAAAGATTTCACGCTCAAACTCACTGATTGAATCCACAAAGGCCTGCGCTTTATCTTTGAGCCTAATTCCCACATAAGTCCACTCTGATCCATTGGCAGTACGTCTGCGGTTAGTCTTTACTTTAAACTCTTGCGTTGTAGAAGTAAAGCGGGTTTTAAAGGACATCTCTGTGCCAGGGTGTAGATTCTTTTTAATCGCCCAATGTTTATAACAAGCAAACACATCGTCCTTATTGACTTCATGATCCTCTACAAACTCAACGGCGTCTTCAATAAACTCTGCCAATGGATTAGACAGCTTAGTCATCTCTTCTACCATGCTCTTGCTAGACTCTGGCTGCACAAAACGCTGACCCACTCTACTGGTGCGGCGGCTATGTCCTTGCAACGCCCAGTTAAAAATGCCAGCTAGTTCAGCAATCAGGCGGTCTGCAAGGCCAACGTCCTCTTTGCCATAAAAGCTGTTTGTCATGGTGAGCACCAACATCCTGCCTGTGAGTGCATTACTGTTTTCTGATAGCCGCAACATCTCATTGGAGTACACAATGATCCTGGTTGGTAGGTAACCACTCCAAGCCTCTTTGTTCTTGCGGTTTACTGTCACTGTGTCGCCACCCACAATGCGTAACAACTGAGACACAACACCAGCGCCATTCTTGGTTGTTACCCGCGCATCTGTAAATGATGCTAGCTGTTTGCCTATCCAAGGTTGCAAACCAAACGTGTCGCAAAGCTCTTCCATCTGAGGCGAGACCACATTGTGCTGACCAAGCAGTTCGGTGAGCACTTTGTTGATAGTGCCCTTGCCGCTACGACGCGGACCAATCACGTTCAAAAATTTCTGCTGGGCTGTATCGCCGGACAAAATGTATCCAAAATACTCTTGCAGCAACTCTTTAGACTCGATGTCATTACCCCACACATCATCTAAGAAAGCGAGCCAGTGAGGACACTGTGCCTGTGGGTCGTATTCAAATGGCAGAGAGTTGTAAGTAAAAAAGCCTAGTGAGTGCGGATAAAGCACCAACTGATCCATCTGAAACAATCCATTAGTCATACTGATAAGCTGGTTGGCAGGCGGGTTGTTTTGAGCATACCCATCTAGCCAAACTGGTGGCCTTCCGTTGGGGTCATTAGCAAGGTGGACAATCGACTTTAATGCGTCGATTACGGCATTAACCACCGCAGGATTTGCGTTAAATGGGACTAAATTGCCCTTTTTGTCTTGTTTTTGGCAGCGATCCAAAAACTTATACACCTGGGAGCGCACTGTGGCCTCTTCAATAAAGCTGTAATGTGTCCCAGTGTAGACAAAAAACTCTTGGGCATGGTGTACTAATTTAAAGCCACCCTCAATCGCATACAAGGATTGTAGAAATTTGCGGGCATGATCTAGTGGATTGGAGATGTCGAGCACAATTTCACCAGCATCAAGGGCAGCTTTGAGCTTTTTTTGATTCACCTTGAAGATCAGTGAGCGCAGTGTGGTGCCTCCGCCTTTAAATGTGCGCCATTTTGCAGCGCAAGAGTTCATTCCGCTAGCTACGTATTTTGGGTTCTGCCCATGCTCACAAGACCAGCTATCCCAAGCCTCCAGAGCCTCTATATCGCCTCCAAATTGGTGCGATAAGGCCATCCCCACAGCTAGCCAGTCATCGTAGCCACAAGAGGGGTCTAATTGGCTTAAAAGCTCATTGTCAACGCGAGCTAGATCCCAACCTTCAACTGGCGGTGTGTAGTTAGCAAACTCATCATCTGAACTTGTACGGATAAGTGTGCGGGCGGGCACATGGGCAGTGAGGTCTTGTGGCTCACTGGGCAGATCACCGCCTATTTTATGGCCTGTGAGGGTAAAATACCGAGATTTTGCGTAGACTTCTAACCCAATTTCGTGGTCTACGTGGGCATTTTGCAGGTTTGCTCTGGTAAATATCTTGACACCAGTACCTGAGGGACTGATTTCGCAATATCCCTTGACGTTGGCTATGATGTTGGTAGCTAGCTCATTCAGATCTCCGCTAATAGGGTCTCTGCAATCGTCAATGTCTACGCCAATGAGGTCATCATCGCCAGTAAAGACAAAGCCTATGCCTGAGAAGTTGCCATTCTCATAGGCCTTTTGGGCTGTAAAAAAGTCTGTCCAGGTTGCTGGATCGGTTGATTTTGCTGCTTTACCACTAGGCTGGACTGGTAGTTTAGACCATTTCTGTGTGTCTCCCTCACCAACAAGGGTGTATTTCCATAGGCAGAACCTGGGGATCATCTTTAGATCTACCGGGATATTCTCAAAACTAACTGGTAGTGCTGCTGGTTTTTCTAACATCTTCTTCCTCTTTGCTTACCTGAACTGATACGCAGTTCGGTAATACACCAATTTCATATTACAAGATACTTTTAGCGGCTTGTAGGTATTTGTCCTACAAGTGTGGCAATTGCCACACTTCTGCCACACTTCTGCCACACTTTGCTGCAGTGCAATAATCCTTATATATCAAGCACTTAGGGTACTATTGCCACACCTTCCACACTCTTTTCTTATTTTAGTTTTAAAAATAAAAAAAAATAAAAAGATAGAGTGGCATAGCGACTTGCGTTTTTTCACTGGAAGTGTGGCAATTTCGACCCAAAATGACCAAAAAACCTCTGTAACTCTTTGATTCTAAAAGCTTTTTGTCACTGCCACACTTTGCCCAAAAATGCGGTTTAAAGTGTGGCAGAAGTGTGGCAAAGTGTGGCAGTTACCTTGCCACCTCAAATTGCTTGTTGCGCTGCAAAAAGTCATAGCACCACTCTCGGAACTTAACTCTATTCTCACTGGTCTGCTCATCACGTTCATCCCACAAAAAATCGGCTATGTGGTTACCTGAGGTATCAGTCACCTCAATCTTGGTCATATTGCCGTCTTTGTCATATACATCGGTTGGAACCACTCTTTTCATAATTTTCCCCATTGATCTGCCATAGCGTCTGCTATGCCTTGAAATGTTTTGTTACGCATTCTCTCTCTCTCTCTCGGCGGCAAGCAAGATGATTCATAAAACCATTTAGACATTCTTTTTCCGCTTTTAGCCACCCATACTTCCCCTTTATCTACAATATTAGTGGGTTGAAGTAAAGGCAAATTTTTTAACCAAAGACAGGTTGCTTTAGTAGTGCGGTGGCCGTACTGCCAAGGTTGTATGATTTGATTTGGTTTGCGCCAATTACTACTCATAATCCCAATTGGGTTTTCAATAGCATATTTTGGTATGTTGCAGTTAGCAAGCGCCATAAAAAAATCAATACCTTGCTGCTGCCTCCCATCTGCTCGTTTCTTGGCAAAATGGGCCGCACCAGATACGGCAAGGTGGGTGCATGGTGGGTGCGCAATCATCAAATCCCACCCATCATCAATAATATCAAATACATCACCTTGGTAATGAGGCCCTGGCTGATCTGTTGGCTCTAAATCACAGCTCATGGCATCGTGCCCAGCCTTAATAAAAGCATCGCGCACAGTACCACTAAATTCACACGCTACTAATACACGCATCTATATCTCCTTAACACCGGTCTGTTTGTCTTTCCATTGGTCTGAGTCGTCATAATCGCCTCGGATCATACTCATCCGTTCTGTCTTTCTAAAATCTGGCTCAATTGCCCACCAGGCCAATGATGCTGCCTTGTATTCTAGCCATTCATCATTTTGTTCAAATACTGGGTGGTTCATCCCTGCCAAATCTACAGTACACACTACGTCAGATTGGGGAATTCGCTCTCCCTTTTTACCTTTGCCGTACGAACCAATACGAACCCGATCTCTTGCAATAATGAATCTTTGATATGCTTTTTTCTGCTCATCGGTTAAATCAATCATCCTCGTTCTCTTCCATTTTGTCTAACTGCATTGCGTCTAAACTGGTCGGCTCTTGGTGCAAAAAGAACTTAAGCTGGTTTATTCTCTTAGTCGTTTTGCCTAGCAGCGAGGCCAATTCGTTTACTGTTGGCACTCTTCCTAAAGCTTGAGTAAGTGCTCTTTCAGTATAAGTCATCTTGCGAATTTCTTCTCTCGTTTTTATTGGAATACGGATCAGGTTTTCGGTATTATCTAGGCCGCGCTCAATACCACGCAATATAAAACCTTTTGCGTACGTTGCGAACTTCGCTCCGTTCGTTGGTTGCCATTGTGATGCGGCCTTGAGTAATGCAACGTTGCCCATTCCAATCAGATCTTCTTGTGGTACTCGAGAATGATTCCAGGCAGTCAGTTTGCGAACAGTAAAGACCACAAAGCGCAGATTATGGCGAACTAGGGTTTCTAGTGCTTCATCATCGCCTTGTGCGATACGTTGTGCTAAAAGGTACTCGTCTTTAGAGTCAAGAACTGGTATGCCATAGAGGGATTTGAGATAGTCTGTTAAAAAATCGTTACTTGACATTCCTTTTATTGCTCCTATGAATGAATCGTTCAGTGCGCATAAAACCTTCCAATACTGCCGGAATGGTAATTAAAACTATACCAAACAACATCCATAGTATACCAGTTAAGGTAACCTGTACACTAAATCCGTACATCGCTAAAAAACAAATCAATCCACCAATCAATTTCATATTAAGGCCTCGGGTAAAGTAAGCACTACTATTTCATACGGCTGCGTTTTTGGTTGCTTAGGTAAAGCAATAAGCTTAGTACCATGGGTTAAGTAGGGCTGCGCCTCGATCTTACTAGCAAACTTACGCATTACCCCACCAAACTCATCTACTACGGCATAGCGATAATTAGTCAATTCGTTTTACCAATACTGCTTTAATATGTTGCACCTGAGTTACTTGCTGCACAAAATCAGTAGTACCAAACTCTTTAACCAAGATAGGACTAATCGTTGCTCTATCGTATTCCTGAACCTCCGCAATAAATTCTGAGCCCTTGTGAAAGCCTGTACCTCTAGATAGTATCCTAGCTTTTAACTTGGCCTTGATAGCTTCTAGGTCTTTGATCTGACGATCTACTGCTCCTAGTTCGTCAATGTCACTAATACCTGATTTTTGAAAGTAATCGTCAATTTGACGCATAGTGATTTCTTGCAGCATGGTTCATTCTCCTAATTTTAAGGTTAGATCTACAGGTACATCATAAATATTGTTTTCAACAATCCACAATAGCATCTCATGGATTGAGTTAAATTTAATGGTGTGCGTCATATACTTTTCCCTCTAGTTTTCCAAACATTTTAAGATCCTCTATGCCATAGCTATGCCCTAGTACTTCCCACATATGCCCTTCTTCGTCTTCGTCCCATAATTGGTTTAATTCCAGGCCAGCACGTCCGTATGAATAACCACTGGCATATGCTCCCATTAAGTCAATTGTCTGTCTGCTAAATTTTCTCATGCTATTCTCCCTATTTAGTGAAATACCATACTAGCTGCGTTGTAATAAGTAATGCCAATAAAATCCAAAATGCGTCTAACCTAGTCATCATACTGTCTCCTTAAGATTAGTCTCAATCCATGCTGCAATTAATTCGTC